ATCTTACCCCCAAGTTTTTTAATCATGCTCTCCCAGCGTCGAATCCATAGCTTACTGGTCTTGATGGGTTCTTTCTCAGAGCCATCCGTAACATTACTGTAGGCATCCATGAAATTGAGCTCACCATCAATAGCGGACTTGCAAGCTCTTGCCAGGTACCCTTTTTGTATCTTTGAAAGATTCATAACGGCTCATTTGAATGGCAGGCCATTACTGCAACCCGCTCGAGGAAGATGATCTATTTTGACCACTGCATGACACTGACAACACCGTTTAGCCTTTAGACCCTTGTATTTAATATCGTCATGCATGTCCGAAGAATCCTCAGAACTTCCGTCCCATTTGTAGGTGGTCTTAGCTAACCCGGAAACTCGAGCTAAGGTATAAAACCCATAGGTACTCCCACATTTTGGGCATGCATCCATTTCATACTCCTTAAGGGCTACACCACAGGGTTTAAGGACATTTGATGTATAGGCCCAATAAAATGGATCCCGCCTTGGCACCTCTCAGAGTCTTCCCGCTCCCGGTGTTCCACATGATCGGCCGGCCCATTAGCTTTTCTCTGCTTATGGATCCTCACGGCGCCGTAACAATGCATGCACCGTATTTCAACGCCGGTTAACTTGAGGCTTGAGACATCTACCGTGACCCAGCGGTTCTCCCGTTGACCTGTAGCCTTTTTGTTCTCGTCAAGAACCATGTGAGGCTTCTTCTGCTGGCACTGAATCATCATGTCTTTGGCCATGCTAAGCCTGGTTTAGAAAATCTGTCGAAATTGAAAATGGCTCGACATGATTTTCAAGGAGTCCTTTCAACTCCTGAGTGTTTTTACCACTTACGGACTCGACCAGAAATAGAGTCCGATTACCACTAACCCTGAACCATTACTGATTCACGAATCAGCCAGTGCCGTAATTCCCCAACACGGGAGTAAGGCACGGCGGTGTGACCGCTGGCGTTTTAATCTCAATTACCTTGTACAGATATTTGAGATAGGAGTAAGCCTTCACCGTGAGAGCAATCTTGAGGCCTCTTCCTGCAAGGTTCAGCTTCTTGTTCTCTCCCGGTTCCAACCTAACCCTTACTGTTTCTATAATACCCATACCGCGACGGCCTATCACTAACGCCGCTGCGGTATGCCTGTTCAATGAATACTGCTCCTGATACTTCAAGATCCCAACCTTGGAAGTAAAGGCAGGGTTAATCTTCTTAACTTCTACTCTGTACTTAACAGCCCTACGTTCAATAGCCTGAAGCAGACTCGCATAAATAAAATTGTGCTTCATCCTGTTAAACTTCCGAGACTTTGAAGGCTTCTTATTATTGAACTTCAAGTCCTCAAGGACAATACCCTTCTCCTTAGAGATGGCATAGTCCACAATCTTTACGGCCAGGGCTTCGATATCATTCTTTCTCTTTTCAAACCGGGTAAACTGAAGCCTGTCTGCATGGAGATAAAAGTGCTCCAGAAGGTTTCCATCCTGACCTATGTTTACCACGGCCAATCCGTCAGGGTTAGTATCAATTCCTATAGCCCCGGACTCATACTTATAGTATGGTGAGGCATCTGGAATGGCTATGCCTATGAAGGCATAGAATTTATTATCCCTGTACTTGATCCGAACATCATAGCATTCAGAGTTCAGATCAAACTCTTCCTGAAACTTCTCAGGGATATACAGGGTAAACATAAGGAACTGCCGAGCACCTGGAAGTCCTACCCTTAGCTTATAGTCTTCCGGTGTCCTTATAACCCGTATGTTGGGGTTCCCTTGCTTGGTTACATCCCCACGAGAGTAAAGCTCTGAGTCCCTTACTGTATGCCACTCCTGTTTCGTTATAAGGCCGGATAGCATCCTACCCCAGGACTTCTTACCGCCGAAGATTACATGCTCTTTATCAATGCCCTTGGCCTTCAGGACAGCGTCTGCTATGTAACGCTGATTAAGTTTGGCCATGTAGAGAGGTTTGGAAGCCTTAACTACATCATTACCCTTCAGCCCATCCTTATGGATACGTTGGTAGGCGTACCGCATACAGGAAGACCAGTTCCTCATAAGCTGTTTGAGGGTTTCAAAATCCCCTGCATGGATGGTTCCTGTAATTACTTTATTCATAGGTTTTCTTGTTCAGGAAAAAATCAACAGGTTTCTTTAGGTTTCGACAGATTTTTCGCAACTGTTTAAACCTCCTTTTCGATTTGTTTACCTGAAAAATAATGATTGACTTCACATTCTCCTTCAAATTCCCAGGCTCTATTTACGTAACTAAAATCAGCCGGTATCGGTTTTTGATTCCAATAAACAACCAGAGTTCCTTTATGGTCGCCAATTTTCTCAATTTTTAATTGAGTAACTTCGGGAATCAAATGCAAAACTCTTAAAACTCTGGCTATGCGGTCCTGTTCCCTATATCCTGTTACTATCAAATTGAATTCTTCGCATGAATTACAAATTTGTGGTAATGGATAATTAATTTTCACTTGTAACCCCCTTATTTTGTTCTTAACAATTTAAGTAATAATTCTCGCTGGCTGATATCTTTACCGTGTAATCTATCAAGTACGTCAACATCCACGGTATCGGCGGCTAAAATATGATGTATAAAAACCGTGGATATCTGTCCTTGTCGATGTAAACGCGCACAGGCTTGCTGATATAATTCCAATGACCACGGTACTCCGTACCAGATTATAATATTACCACCACTCTGCATATTAAGCCCGTGCCCGGTACTGGCGGCATGCGCGACGCCAAGGTTTATTTTACCCGCCATCCAATCTGATACGGATACGGGAGTACGTATTTCACGCGCAGTCTTAAAACGTCCGAGAATACTTTTAAGATCGAAGGTAAACTGATAATACACCAGAACATTTCTACCATTCGCTGCCTCAATAAGATCTTCCAGCATATCCAATTTAGCCGTGTGAATATATCGAGCAGTACCGGTTTCATCAAATATGGCACCATTACAAATTTGCAGTAATTTGTTTATCCGTACAGCTGCGTTTGCCGCTAAGATATCACCGTCAGCTATATAATCCTTAAGCATACTATCATAATCATCCATCGGTATGTCAACGAAATGATTAGTATCAATGCGAGGTGGTAGTTTAACCAACCCGGATTCTACGGACACGGTTATATCAGCCAACCGATCATATATCTCGTGTGATGCCCCTTCCTTGGGGGTCCATTCCCATATAATTGCGGGATTTCGCGGATCACTCTGCTTGGGCACAAACCATTTATTACGATAAGCCGTTATACCCTTAAGTAATCGAAAGCCACGATCCAAGAGATAAATTTGTGACCACAAATCCAATAAACCGTTCGGGGCGGGAGTACCAGTCAAACCATATAGCCGTGTTATCCGGGGTAAAACCCGCCTTAAAGATTTAAACCGTTTAGACGTGTGTGATTTAAAAGAAGACAGTTCATCTATTACGACACAATCAAAATCCCAAACCCGAACACTAACCAGCCATTCGACATTTTCACGGTTTATTACATATATATCGGCCGGTACCAGCAAGGCATTAAGGCGCTCTGTTTCGCTTCCGAGTATTTTGGAAATACTCATGGAGCCCTTGAGGTGGTCCCACTTATTCAATTCCTGTGACCAGGTGTCCCGGGCTACCCTTAACGGCGCTATTATAAGGCATCGACGCACATCAAAACGGTCAGTAATCAGCTCTTTAAGGGCGGTTAATATGATAACCGTTTTACCGAGCCCCATCGGTAACAACAAGCCAAAATGGCGACGTCGCACAATCTGCGACGTCGCCCATGACTGGAATTCATGTGGGCAATACTGCATTAACAATCAGTGCCGTCGGGAGGCGTATAATCATCAAACGCATCTTTGGCATCCATCCGGCCCTCGAGACTTGGTCCGTCCGAGGTTTTTTGCAAATTATTAAGATAACAACCTATCCCGCTGGAAGTAGGCAGCTTATACGGAGCAAAAGCAAGCTGCCACCGATAATTTGCGCCCGAATAAATCTGTGCGGGGTCAATTACCTCTTGACGCTGGGCGTCGACGATACCGGGCTTAGTCTTGCTACTTGCATTGATTACAAAACACCCTTTCGTCTCCGGCCGCTGTTCACCCGTTTTGCTGTTAGTCAGACCATCACCATCTTTAAGTGGTGATTTGAAACCCTTCGGCAGTTTACCGTTTGGCCAACCGATTGACGTTTCCGCGGCAATGGCGGCTTTCACTGCGCTAACAGTAGCGGTGTCCTTCTTATTAATAAGGACACAACCGGAATACTTGGCCTCTTGTCCTTCCTGGACGGCCCGAGGTGTGAAAACATGCAAAAAAGAACCCCGGCACGGACCTACTACAATAGTTGTAGCCATTTTACTCAGCCTTTCGATAAAGTGTCAATTGCGGCATAAACGGCATTACGTTGTTCTTCGGGTATTAACGCAGCCTTGTCGCGGACGAACTTGAGATACCGGTCCTGCTGATCACGTTTGGTCAACTCAGCAATACCGCTGACTTTCATATCTTCTTCCAACACCTCCTTTATAAGTATAACCTGGTTTACAGCTTTAAACGGAGCAGACACCGTTTTTAATTCTTCATTTGTAAAGTCACGCTTCGAAATGGTGACTGGCCCGGCGGGAGTGGCCCGGTCGGCGGCCCGCCCGAGGGCCTCTAGAGCCACGGCGATGCGTTCGAGGGCTGCAACAATACGATCGTCACTCATGCTTTCTCCTTGTAAAGGGTCTCGTTTACTATGTTTCTTAAAAGATCATTAACGCGGATTTTCTCCTTCTCACAAAACTTTTCAAGGTCGCGTTTCGTTGTTTCATACAGTGAAAACGCAATATAAACCTTAGGTTCTTTGAGTTTTTTCAATGATTTTAGATCCATGATTTCTCCTTTCCCCAATAATATAATATCAAAAACAAAATAAATCAATAGCTTTTTATAAATATTTTATATATATTTATGATACTGGATTAATAATGTTTTATTATGCGGAGGAACATGAAAAAACTGCACCTTGATATTGAGACGGAAAGCCCCGTAGATTTGAAGTTATCCGGGATACATGTATACGCAGAAAAAGCCACCATAGCTCTGTTTGGCTTCGCTTTCGATGATGACCCCGTTTCGGTGGTAGACCTTGCACACGGCGAAACGCTGCCGGATAAAGTAGTGGTGGCTTTAAAAAATGACTCTATTTTAAAAATAGCACACAACGCGGCTTTCGAGCGCACCCTTATAAAAGCCTGCCTTAAAATAGACTGCCCACCTGAGGCCTGGCGATGCACCATGGTGTTATGTCTTTATAATGGTCTGCCTAAAAGCCTCGATGCTGCCTGCCGTGTACTGGGGTTGCCCGGTAAACTTAAAACTCTGGACGTTACATCTGACAAAGCTTATAACGCTAATGACGTGGTAATAGAACGACGGCTATGGGCGCAATTGGACCCCATGCCCGAGGATGAATGGCGACTGTGGGCGATGGATCAGCATATTAATGACGCGGGTGTTTTAATAGATGAGTTATTTGTTTACAAGGCGGTTAGGCTCCTGACCGAAAACCGAGCCAAACTTATGGCTGAGGCCAAAAAATTAACTAACTTGGCTAACCCCAACAGTCCCGCGCAACTTGGCAAATGGCTAGGCCTAGATAATGTGAAGAAAGAAACAATTACTGAGGAACTTAAAACCGCAGAAGGCGATCGCAAAAGGGTGCTTGAAATCCGACAAGTGTTGGCGCTATCATCAGTGAGTAAATACCAGACATTTCTGCATTATAGAGGATCGGATGGCCGGGTACGCGATAGCTTGCAATTTATAGGAGGCCACACGGGCCGGTGGGCCGGCCGCGGCATACAACCGCAAAATTTGCCACGACGAGTATGCTCGGATGAAACCTTCGGAAAAACGCTTGACAATGCGGAAGATATAGAGCTTTTTTTTGGCAGCCTGCCTGCGTTTATGTCAAGCATGCTCCGCTCGGTAATAATAGCTCCCCCGGGCGGCTACCTGCGTATTGATGATTATAGCTCAATTGAAGCCCGTGTATGTGCCTGGCTGGCGAAAGAAGAATGGATATTAAAAGTATTCAGAGATAAGGGACCTTATTATGAAATAACCGCCACCAAACTTTATAACTTAACCCTTGACAAAGTGGATAAACCCATGAGACAGAAGGGTAAAGTTGCCGCGTTGTCGCTCCAGTATCAAGGCGGCGTAGCCGCTTTAAAAAAACAAGGGGCGAGCGATTACATGACGGAAGAAGAGATGGAAGAATTAAAACACCTCTGGCGCAGACAATGCCCACATATCGTCCGGTACTGGTACGCTCTGGATGAGGCCGCACAGGCTGCGGTACGGACCGGAACCACAATAAAAGTAGGCTGCATAGCTTTCAGATATCAGAATAATAATCTTTATATAGATCTTCCGTCGAAACGCTACCTTATCTATCGTAACGCGCGTCTTGGCATCAGCGCCCATACAGGAGGACCAACGGTGGGCTACGACGCCCCTAAGGGTAAAAATATGGTCTATATACAACTTTATGGGGGCTTACTGACGGAAAATATAGTCCAAGCATTATCGCGGGACATAATGTGTGAACAACTAAAACATTGTTATGAACATTGCATTTTGACAATACATGATGAAATTGTGCTCGAAAACCACACACTGGCCACTCTCTACATGCCCGGCTGGGCATCCGGATTACCAATGGAAATAAAAGGCTACAACTCTCCACACTATACAAAGGATTGACATATGAATATAACTGTCGGTAAGAGCCGCTACAGTACCAGCTGGCAGACCCGGGGCTTCTCGTGGGAAGGCCTCGTTAAACATCTCCAAAACAATATAAAACTGACCCCCGAGACGCTCGAACAGTATCAAAGCATGACCAAAGAGGCTCGTGACGCGGTAAAAGACGTCGGGGGCGTATGCGCGGGCATAATAGCGGCAGGCTCCGGGCGTCGTAAGATAGACGGCATCAACACGGCACAAGTACTTATCTATGACGCCGACAAAGCTTCCCCGGATTTTATTAATAAAATAAAAGCCACCCCCTATAGTTATGTAATGTACAGCACGCGCAGCCATACCCCCGAGCATCCCCGGTGGCGCTTACTTTTACCACTCAACCGCGTTGTAACTGCGGAAGAATTCATGCCCATATTACTGCGAATAGCTGAGGATCTTGGCGTAGAAAACTTCTGCCCGTCGACGTACCGGATTAATCAGCTCATGTACTACGGCTCTTACAGCACCGGGGGGCAGCCTCCCGCGTTTGAATCAAGAGCCGCCGCCAGTATCGATGCCGATGCTACTTTAGCGCGACCGTACACTCTCGAGCTGTTCGAGGGTAAAGTAACGATAGGTGGAGCTGGTAAGCGCCTGGGCGATCCAAGACAGTATGCGGGACTCGTAGGGGCCTTTTGCCGCTGTTATACAATAACTCAGGTTATTAATTTGTTTCTCTCCGATATTTATTCGTCTACTGATGATCCGTGCCGTTTTATGAGAATAGGAGCTACGGGTGGGCCTGGATTACTTGTTTTTAATGACCTGTGGGCCTGGTCAGCTCATGCTACCCACGATGTCTGTGCCGATGGACATGACCATAATGCTTTTAATCTGGTAAAAATGCATAATTTCAGTGGTGATTTCGTGGCATGCTGCGACTGGATAAGCACAAAACTACCCCAGGTCACATCCGAATCCGCTTCAGCTGCCTTCGCGGAAATGCAAGCCGTGGTCGCCGCGGCCGTAGAAACGCACGGAGAGTGGGCTTCAGGCTTCGAAAGGGCGGATGATGGCTCCATACTACCTACTACACTTAACTGCATGCTGGCGGCCAAATATGACCCTAATCTGGCTGGTATAGCATACAATACCCTTGTAGAACGTATAATGGTTCTGCATCCCCTACCCTGGCGTGGTATAGAAGATGGGCAATGGGGTGATAATGATGACATACAGCTGGACAACTACATGACCAAGACTTATACTGAGTTCTCGAACCGTAGCTTGTTAAAGGCGCTCATAGAGGCCGTAATGGCGCGAAAGTATAACCCCCTGCATGATAAACTTAACAATTTACCCGCGTGGGATGGCACCAAAAGGGTTGAAACATTGTTTATAGATCATTTAGGTGCTCCTAATACTCTTTTAATACGTACGATGACCTGCAAGTGGCTATCCGGCTGCTGGCAGCGTGCCTTCAAGCCTGGAATAAAATTTGACCAATTACTGGTACTGGTAGGTGATCAAGGTATACGTAAAAGTGCCATACTACAAATATTGGCTATGGGATACTTTACCGACAGCATATCGTTGCGCGACATGGAACGCGCTAAAGATGCTTGCGAAAAGATGCATGGCACCTGGATAGCTGAACTGGGTGAAATGAAAGGCCTGTCGTCAGTCGATAAAGAAGCCATAAAATGCTTCCTCAGTTCACAGGCAGACACGTACAGGCCTTCTTACGGCCACCATGCTCAGCTCTATCGACGGCTAACTTGTTTCGCTGGTAGTACTAATCGTGAAGACCAATTATCGGATGAGACCGGCAACCGGCGATGGTGGATAATACCCTGCTCCGGTTTCGTGCGCGAACTTACAGAAGTAGAACAGGTGTGGGCAGAAGTAAAAGCTTCTTATAGTCAGGAGCTCTTATATCTGAATAAGGAAATGGAAAAAGAGACTATACAATACCAGGAGCAATTTACAGAGCATGATGCGTGGGAAGATGACATACGTAAGTATATTACGGATAAAACTACCATTACTGTCGCTGAAATCTGGAAGGAGTGTTTTTTGAAATCACCGGACCTGTTGGATTGGAATAAACAGAGGCGTATTGGTAAAATACTTCGACATATAACCAGTAAAAAACCGGTAAAGATTCATGGTCAATGTTATTGGAATTTGGGCACCAAGGCACCAATAAAATAGTTATTAGTACCACTTTAGGTGCCCTTTATAAGTTATTGATATATATAATAAAATACGAGACTGGGCACCAAGGCACCCATTTTTATATATAAACTAATATATGATAATATAAGTGGTATAAAGGAGGAGGTAGTATATTCCCAATATGCTAGAAGGAAAAATGGGTGCCCTTGGTGCCCGCGTTAAATTGGTGCCCGCGGTAAATATCGATATAAAAGGTTGATTTTAATGGAGAAAGACATACAAAAATATTTAAGTAAGTCGTTAAGTGGCAATAATTGCCTAGTGATCAAAATTATTTTAGCTAATATAATAGGAATACCAGACCTTCTCGTCATATCCCCGGCAACAATATTCATGATTGAGGTGAAATCGGAAACAGGGCGACTATCTCCCGCACAGTCCCTGATGATCAAAAGATTGCGCGAACATGGTATGAAAGTCTATGTAATAACCGGCATGGAAGAGGCAAAACAATTTATACTTGGAAGGAGTGTTTAATACGAAAAATTTATATTAAGTTTAGGGAGTTTAGGTCATTAATATAAGGCCGATTTAGCGCCGGCTCCGAGGATTAAATAAGGGGTGTGGCAATCTGGGTACTCGAGGATCATAGTATAATTATAACATATTTCAGAGTACAATATATTAATACTCTACTAATATTTTTTGCCCGATATACACTTTAACTTAACCGGAGGATTGGTATGGACGCAACAACAAATGCCCTGGCCTGCGCGATAGCTCAGCTCGCGGAACATCTTGGAGTGGATCGGCTGTATCTGCGTGATGCCCCGCCCGAGGTTGCAAATGGTCAAGCACAGGAAGTATAATTAGATCAGGAGATCGGACACCATGGTGCAATGCTCGGACACTACATCATTTTATGCAGCCAACTTGTCCGATCTCCAACGCTTTGTCAACTACTCAAATGTCAACCACAATGATTCTTCCGATGTGATCCAGGATTTCTTTCTTTACAATTGCGAACGTAATGCCCTGGCAAACTGGGATGCGTCCCGCGCAAGTTACTCCACTTACGTGTTCACGGTTTTACGCTGGCAGATGCAGCCATATACTAAGTACAACAGGATATCACAGCAGACCATGCCTGAGACGATGCCTGATGAGACAACGGATATATCCATGCGCGTCCGGGAATTGGCTGATTATATTCGCAAGCATGGCGGGGATTATGTTGAGAGATTATTAAATCATTTACATAAGAGAGTGCAGGGCTTTCCGCTTACGGAGGATGATAAATACATCGAAATTTTATTTCATAAATTAGTTCGTGCATTTAAAATGGCGGAGAAAGTATGATGGTACGGGGAGTATTTGCATTGTCGAGCGTGGGCGTGGTGCAATCGTCTGCCTGTACCGGGTGGCCCACGCCCTTTTTAGGAGAAATGACGGGCAAGTAATTCTTCGATAGCGTCCATATCAGATTCCTGAATCATCATGAACGGACGCGCCACCATTTTTTCCGTGCCTTCGTTTAGATAGCCCGCATACGACGCGCTATTAGTCACGGATACTATATCTCCATTGATATCAGTACCTAATGATGCGATAAGGTTGCCTGTTTTATTAAGCAAGGGCCAGGAGCCTGTTGGTTCTACCCGGGGGTCCCAGCGGTCTGGCCGGCCTTCTTCATCAAAATTACGCTGTACAGAGGCCAGCAGGAGCTCGGCGATTTCATCCATGGGTAAGTTGCGACCGTCATCCGCGATGCGGTCTATGCCGTTTAGAACGTCAACCACGTCTATGCTTGTATTGATCATTTGTTTTCCTTACGCGCAACGAGGATATCCAATTTCTTATTGATTTCGGCGTCCAGTCTATCGATACGTTGCTCATTGGCAACAGCCTTTTCCTTGAGTGTCACAATGGAGGAGTTCGTGGTGAAGGCCCAGGTCACGGCACCGCCTATGCCCGCGATAATTAATCCGCTGGCAAGCCATAAGCATACCAGGGCTTTATCTAATGTCAAGAAGGTTTTCTTGCAGAGGTCCGGGATTTCTTCTTCGTCGGCGATTTTAGGGTGCTCCATAATCAGGCTCCTTCATTCAGTGGTACATTAGTCCAGACACACTCAGACCTGTTATCCTCTGATCGATCCTTGTTATAACCAGCGCCCCGTTTCCAGTCCAGAACCCTCAGTGGACTGTCTGGCCATTGCTTTAATTCTCCACATAAAATTATTCGCAGGTCTTTGTTCGTGTGATTATCTATCACCCATTGCTTAGCCCTGTCCCAGACCGACCCATCCTTGTCGTCAGCCTCATAACACTCATAATCAGCCATATAAGGCGGATCAAGGAACACGGCCGTGGATCCAAATTTTGTTGTGTAGGATGGCGTTAATAGCCTTTCGAAATCTCCGTGCAAAATGGACACATCAACGAGTCTGTCAAATACAGCGGATACCATAGAGTCAATGATGTCACGTCTATTGCCTTTATTCAGAACGCCCTTGTTCCCGGCCACGGGCTTTTTGGAACTTGTGAGCACGCCCTGGTTATAGGCCACGGGCTTTTTGGACCACGATTGTCCCTTTATCGTATGATTCACCGAGCACCAATTACTACCAATCCACAAGTTAATCCCCCAGATCCACCAGGCTGCCAATTCCGGGTCACAAAACTTAGGATCAGACCTCATCATCTCCAATGTAAACTCGTGCTTATGATTAACCAGATAATCGTGCCTGGCGTGCAGGTCTATTTCAAACCGCGGATTGTACAGGTGCTCTATGACGGCCTCATGATGATACTTCACCGCCCTAAAAGCGTTAACCACATAGCAGTCCGCATCATTGATGGCCTCAAAGGTGTGCTCATAAGGAGAAGCAAGCAGCATAGATGCACAGCCACAAAATGGCTCCACATAGGCCTTGGTCGGGCCAAAGATGTCCCAGCACACTTTAGCTATACGCTGCTTGTTACCAAAATAAGTGAAAAGTTTATCTACTGCCAATTAGTCCTCCAAATCGTTTGACTTTGCAGAACCTCCTGCAGTGTCTTTGGTCTCGTGTGTCAATGTAGCCGTATCACCTGATTTATCATCAGGGCTAACGTCTTCAGGAGATACTGGTTTGATGGCGGGAGCCATTTCTGCTGCGGTTTTTAATTCGAATTCAGTGTCCAGCAGATCAAACCTGTTTTGATAAAATTCTTTGGTATACTTGATACCCGTTTGTTCCAGGTAAACTGCCATTTGTGCATCGTCTTTGGTCGGGTTAGGCGGGGAGATCATCTGGAACTTGGGCTGATTACCAGCGGCAGGCCAGTTAAGCTCGTAGATCCAGCCTATTAGCGTATTGTAAACCATTTCTATGATCTTGGTATCTTCGGATACGATATCATCACGGATGCCTCCATGTACCTTGGCTGCGGCAAAGCTTCCACCAGACTCATCCATTTTGGTGGTTAAGGTCTGGCCAAGGATTCCAATGGATATTTCCTCGTTCATCAGCTGGATATATTTATCATGTATATCCGAAGAAGATCCATCGTTCATTTTGAGAGCTTCAACTTTGAACTCGGACGGGTGTGCGATGATACCATCCTGCACGGTTGTATCCAACATGTTAATCATTTCCTGCACCCGTGCAGCCTGTGCGCCCAGAGGGTATTCAGCACGAAGCCATGGTGTCCCGTACTTCTCGACGAAGGCGCAATAAAATCTTAATCCGCTGTGTCTAAATTTTACTGGCCAATAGACTACTGACCCAAGCGGACGGCCGTATGGGCGTTCATAGGACGGGCGGTACCGGGGCATGATAAATTTATAGTTGGGTACGGGTACGCCTTCAATCTGATTCTCTTGTGTTAAGTAGCGCAGTTCATTCTCTTCATTAAAACGGAACCAGTTCGGGTCTTTGGGTGCGATAGCTTTTGGCAGGAGCATTCCGCCAGTAGATTCCCAGAGTACTTCGACAGGCTGATAGCCGAAGAACACAGCGTAAAGAATTTCGTGCATGATGTCGGACATCGGCCATCCATCCAGGATAGCTTTAATCGTGGTATACTGTCTGGATAAGCTGCCATTGCGATCCAGGGTCCAGTCCAGACTCAGAGTCCCTGCAATGCGCGACTCCATACAGCCATTAACATGTGCATCTTCCAGCAAGTATTTATACTCGCTGATTTCCCGCCCGATCTTCCGCAGCGTCTCGGATGGGTTTGGCAGATACCCCATGGTCTTGAAAAAGTCGAATGCTGTTTCGCGTGTAGCTATTTCCTGGCTGAGCCTGGTCGAGGACGGCGCAGCGAAGGTCATGGCACCACCAGACTGTAACGGAATCTGGATCATACGTTCAGGTCTGTATTTTTTATAGCGTCCCATTTTAGCTCCAATATCCTGTTAAAGTTTTCTCTCGTTTGCCTTTTAAAGTCAGATTGACAAAATCAAATGATTGCGATTGCTGCTGGACAGGATCATGCAGAATAGATTTTGTAATGGTTGGTCGTACGCTGTTATCGAAGTTGCCCATACCTTGCGACATATATAAGAGGGCTTGACTTAGACTGTCGCATAAATCATCGAATTGACCATTGGGAAACAGACTGCATTGACTTGTGAGAAGCTTGTTCCAGGGGCCCTTCATAAGTAATACGGCACCTTGTTCGATGAGCGGGGTAACTGCAATAGCGCGGGAAGTTTTATCCCGATCGATTTTATAAGCTACGACGGGCATGGTAGTACGTTGAAACATCTGGATGAGGGATTGGCCGCTTGCTTTATCTTCGATCAGCACACAGTCAGGTTTCCATTTGGTATAAAGCTCAGTGGTTTTGAGGATCAGGTCCGGGAAATTCAGATGCTCCATGCCAGCGTCCAGGCAAATAAATTTATCATTGGTCTGGAGCCACATAGTCCAAGCTGAGTAGTCCGAAGATTCTTTGTCCTTGAAAGCGGTATCCAGACTCAGGATTCGCCGTTTAATGGTGTAGTCTGGAGGTGTAAGCTCGGTGTATTGCCACCACTGTTCTTTAAATAATTCATCAATCCCCTGATCTATGAACTCGGCATAAATTTCTTGCCTGCGAATTACGGAAGGTACATCATCCTCGAGCTGTTTGATTTCTTTAGGGTCGAGCAGCGGATTTTGATAGCTCGATACCTGGTGGGTTTTCCAGTCTGGATTGGCTACAGGATCCATACCCTTTTTATAGAAGGTATAAAACAGGTGCTCGGAACCGTCTTTGCAGAGCTTGCCCTTGGGCGTGCCGATAAAATATACATTAGCCTTGTGATCCATAATCATTGGATACAAGGTGTTATACCATAAAGTTGAGTTATCTTTGAAGACGATGCCAGCCTCATTGACCACGATAGTATTATAGGCAAAACCTTCGATGTTTTCAGGTCGTTCCGCGGATTTCATACTGAGAGTTCCACCACAGACCTTTAGAATTTTTTTCTGTTCATTCCAGGCCCAGAGGTTGGTCTTGATTTGTCGACATAGAGGAGCAAAATATTTTTCAAAGTATGCGCTTAAATTGGCTTGGATCGTATCTACCCAGAGGATAGATTTGCCTGCGATTAGCTGCTCCATGCAATAGGTTACAGCGCCATAGGTGCCTCCACAGCGTCGCCCTTTGGCGAAGACGATGAAGCGGTGGGGATCATCGAAGACTTCTTGTTGGCAGGGTGTCTGCGTGAGTTTAAAGTCTCCCCCGTCCTTGGTGATCGGATTGGAATCGTCTACCATTTCAAATTTCATTGCGCGGGTCCTGTCAGGATTTCTTTGGTAATATGCACGGTCAGTTGGCCTGCCAGGTCAAGAGAAGAGGCCACGTCGACATTACGCCACCGACGCGCAGCCCTGTTTTCCAGGTAGTATTTGAGGGGTATCCATTCTCCTGCGATTATGCGCTCCCGGACCTTGGATTCGCAGAAATCGATAAAGCCTGCTTCGATAGATTCGCATTCTTCCCGAAAATTTTTATCATCCTTGTACCATTTATAGAATCCTGAACGGCTCATCTTTACCGCCTGGATCGATTTGCCGATATCGCCCAGGGTCTTGGCGTATGCTTCCAGAAAAGCAACTTTTTTATTGTCCGTTCGCATAATCAGTTAACTCCTTAGGTTTGAACAGGTTACAAGGGTTTTACCAGAATTCGTAGAATTTAGGTGCAATTCAGGTACAAAACCCACGGGTTATTCCCTCTTTTGCGTACCAAAGTACCCTTTTTTGGTACAATATCCCGTCAAAATGGGACATTTAAACTTATTTAACGCCTCATATTATAATTGTGTCAAAACAGGACAATTATAATATGGGTAGTAATTTAACCTTTAAGGGGTGCTTATGGGTTGTGATAAGGAAGACAAGAAGATGTCCGACGAAGACGAGGATGATGAAGTTCTTGACGAAAACTGGGTACAGGCGTTCAAATCAGGAACTCACACGGACTCTGCGGGGGCCACTAAAACCTGGACCGATGCGGATGTGGAAAAAATTGCCGCATCCTACAATAAGTCTGTAGCAACCGACAATCCTGCCCGACGCATCGCCCCGGTAGTTCTCGGGCACCCGACCATGGATGCGCCCGCGTACGGGTGGATTGAGAAAGCCAAGGCCATGGGCGGGAAGCTCATGCTCAAGCTCACCGAACTGCAGCCCCAATTCGTCTCCATGCTCAAGCAGGGCATGTACAAGACCCGTTCCATAAGTCTCTATCCAGACAACAACATCCGGCACCTCGGTTTTCTTGGTGCAGCGCAGCCCGCGGTGGCTGGTCTTGCCCCGTTCAAATTCGCTGAAGAAAAGTATGAGACCTATGATTTCCAGGAGGAACCAACGGATCTGGCCCAAGCCAATATGGTTAACGAGCTTAAACAGACTTTGAACTGGTATGAAAAACTTTTCAAGATTTTTAAGATTGATACAGATAAACATTTACAAGGAGTAAATATGGCAGCAGCAACAGTAGAGAAACCCGTTGAAGTAACCCCAGTCGTGACCCCCGAAGCTGTTGTGGCACCCGTCGTAGTTGCCCCAGCCCCCGTCGTACCCGAGCCGATCAAGCCCGAAGCCGTTGTGGCTGAGGCGATTAAGTCTGAGGCGGAAGTTAAATATGCTGAAGCTCAGGCCAAGATCGCTACGCTCCAGACTGAACTGGATGCGCTCAAGGCATCGAGTCTGGTAGACAAGGCTACTCAGGCCGTTAAGAGTTACACGGAATTTTGTGATGGACTTGTTGCGGTGGGAAAACTGAAACCCGCAGACAAGGCCATTGTTGTTGAGAATCTCAGGCTCCGCGCTGAATCAGACAAGACCAATAATTTTTCAGAAGCTGACGAAAAAAGTCAGCTTTCCGAATATAAATCTTACCTTCAATCCATGCCTGTCGTGGTGGAGATGTCCGAGCTTATCGTTGGTAAAGCTCCTGTCGCACCAAAGCCCGAAGATAAAAATCGGGTGTTCTGCGAAACGGCGATATCCGATATGCTCAAGGCAAATCCAAAGATGCTGTATCACGAGGCATTTAGTCAGATAACAAGAACCAACCCGGTTGAAATGCAATCATTTATTGAGTCCGGGTTGACAAACTAACATTAAGGAGATTCACAATGTCTTATCAACTCAAGTATGATGCGAACAGCATCACAGGTTCTGCAGCCCAGGATTTTTCACTGATCACGGGTCCGGTGTTCATCGCAACGGACGCGACCAACCGTGCTATCGTCAGCACAGCCACAACGATTCCTGTTGGGATTCTGGAAAATGCTCCTCCTCTCGGTAGCATTTGCTCAGTCTCGTATGCGGGTATCACGAAGCTCACGGTTGACGGTTTGTATCCCAAAGGCACATTCCTTGTTCCGACTTCGGTTGGTCTGGGCAAGGGTGTGGGCACGGATGCGACTTGCATTTACACGTATCCGTACATCAAGGCTGTCACGCTTGATGATTCAACGGCTGCCAACGACATCGTTACAGTCCGGATTATCAATTAACGCTAACAAGGAGTAAGTATGTCTTTTCCTAGTTCGACATCAGTAGTGGTACGTGGTGCTTTACAGAACGTAAGCATCCTGTATCGCAACCAGAGCTACATCGGGGACAGTATTTTCCCGTTGATTTCTGGTTTGAACTATCAGACCAAGATTGTAAAGTACGGCAAGCAGCCGTGGTTTACGCTTGCGGTTGATGGTTACAGAGCGGAGAACGCGACCGCGAAGCGCGTTGATTTCAAGATCGCAACCAGCAACATGGATCCGTCAGAGATCGCCTTTGCGGGCGTCGTCTCCGATGAGCTTCTGTTCGCCAGCCAGCAGCCCGGGAATCTTCCGATCCAGCCGATCAGCGACACCGTGTTGCTCATCAGCGACTACATCGATCGTTTCCGCGAGAAGCTTGTTGCCGATACCATTTTCGGTACCAGCGACAAGTATGCCGGTATCACATGGGCGGACGGAGCGGTTGGCGGGACCATTCCGAGTGGTGGAGCAGGAGCATGGGCATCGGACAGCACGACTAATAGTATCATAGCCGACGTGGAAAATGCCAAGTCATCGATTCTTTCGAAGACTGGTGTTCTTCCTAACACGCTCGAGATGGACTATGCCACGTTCCAGGCGCTCAAGGTTCATGCGACAGCAACGGGTGGGATCTTTGAACGTATTAAGTACACGCAGTCAGCAGCTCCGGCTCAGCTTACCGAGTCCTTGCTTGCGGGCATGCTGGGACTTGATTCGGTGATCGTGGGTAAAGCGATTTACACCACGGACAAAGAGACAAAGCTAGGCACGATGACAACCAGTAAGTTTATCTGGGATCCGACTGCCAAGGGTAATGCGTTCCTGTATTACAAACCAGCCGCTGCTGGACTCAAGCAGGTTGCTGCAGGGTATCAGTATCGTCTGTCAGTGGACGGAGCCAGCCCGCGTAAGATGATATCATATCGGGAAGAGGCCCCGCACCACACGGTGTACGAAGTTGCCGAACTTGTGGATATTGTCCCAATGTGTACGGACGTCGGGTACTTATTCAAACAGACATATTCAGCATAACCGTCAAAGGACTGGGACTAATACTCCCAGTCCTTTCCCCACATAAAGGAATATTATGTCTTCACAACAACAGTTCTTTGCCGAGAGTTTTCGCACCCCGCGTGTGATGACAGAGTACCCGCAAAGATTCATCCATATCGATAGTAATGGTTTAGTGGATCTGTGTCAAGCGGGCGAATATGCTGAAGGGGTGCTTGAAAATACAACGTCTGTTGCAGGCTGTCCTGTATCAGTATCATTTGTAGGTATTACAAAAATAACGGTTGATGGACCTTATGCTATTGGCACATATCTTATGTCGGGTGCGGATGGCATAGGCACGCAATCCACAGCGGGTAACCTGCAGTATAGCCGGGCCAAAATGCTTGAGGCTTCAGTCGCATCAGGAGATATTGTATCCTGTCGATTGCTTGATGACCAAATCGGTGGCGCTCAAGGAAGCACAGGCATTGTGGGTATAGGGGCCACGGGTATACGCGGCATGACGGGTATTGCTGGTATGACAGGTATTCAGGGTCTTGTTGGTTTGACAGGGCTTCAAGGTATAGATGGTCAAACAGGTATTCAAGGATTGACAGGAGAAACCGGGATACAGGGTCTTGTTGGTTTGACGGGGCTTCAAGGTGTTGTTGGTTTAACCGGGCTGCAAGGCATGACTGGTATTCAAGGTCTTGTCGGTGAAACGGGGATTCAGGGATTAACTGGAGAAACTGGAATCCAGGGTCTTACAGGATTTTATGGACAAACCGGTATTCGAGGTCTTAACACCACGGCCGATCCTTGGGCTGTTGCAGCGACGTTGGGATCTGTGTCGGGCTGGGATTCTACGGCTGGCGTGTACTTTAATTTGTCAAGTGGTCAAACCGGAATATTTTATGTCCTGTATAATACCTGAGGAATGGCATGGCTTATTGCACAACAGTCGATATCAAAAACTTTATACCCGCATCGGTCGTGCAGCAGTTGTCGGATGATAATGATGCCGACCAGATCGACGCAGAAAAAGTCACGTTCTGTACGCAACAAGCTGATGATCTTATTGACAGTTATTTGAGGGGACGGTATACGGTTCCTCTTGTAACTGTTCCTTCGATGATTCGGGACTTATCTGTACGCGCAACGGTTTATTTTTTGTTTAAACGATCATTGTATACGGTATTGCCCGACCCGATAAAGGATGATTTCAACTACATAATAAAAACTTTGGAAGGCATGCAGCAAGGCAAAATAAACGCATTTCCTGTGGGCAATGAGCCTGTATTTTTCGGGACTAACAAGGTTGATTCGGATCGAGTATTTACGAGCAAGGAAGTAACGGCCGGCGCTTTTAATGGAACTGGCCAGAACAGCTGGAGCGCATACCCGATATGATGTCAACTTTTATATATGCACTGTGTGACCCAAGAACTTTTGAAGTTAGGTATGTAGGTAAATCAGATGATCCTTATAAAAGATATTGTCATCACCTAATGGATAAAGCTAAAACTTATAAAGTAAATTGGATACAATCACTATTAAAAGTAGGTTTATTACCCATTAGACAAATCCTGGAAGAGTGTGATAAATCAATATGGGAACAACGAGAACAAGACTGGATAAATTTTTACAAAAAAATAGGGTCTAATCTAACTAATATAGCTGATGGTGGTGTAGGAGGCTCAGGACACAAAGGAAAGCACCACTCTGAAGAAGCAAAAAGGAAAATAAAAGAAGCTAATTTAGGCAAAAAGATTTCTGAAGAAGTTAAAAATAAGATGAGAGGATCACATTTAGGTAGAAAATATAAGAGTATGACTCCCGAGGGTAGAAAGAACATAGGATTATCAATGGTCGGGAGGCCGGGGCACAATGAAGGTAATCATGCCTCTAAAGAATCAAGATTAAAGATGAGTCTCTCTCACATAGGGAAAGATAATCATCAAAAAGGAAGAAGCCCATCAGAAGAGATCCGAAAAAGAATTAGCGAAAGTTTAAAAGGTAGAAAACATGATAGCTCAAATAACAATATGACCCCCGTACTCGTGGGCGATAAGGTGATATAGTATGATGTCGGAGCTTCATGCTGCTTTAATTGATAATTTTAAGGCTAATGGTCTGGATGTGAGGGAGGTCGGATTCAAGGACTTGATAGATAAGACAATCAATCTGGACAGGCCGGCTGTAAATATTACGATTAATGAGGGAAGAGGAGCAAAAGTAACACTTAATACGTATAAATGGATCATAACAGTCACAATAAATATTGTTTTTGCGCATTTGAAAGGCGGGTCAACAGGGGAAGCACGACGTAAAGAGGGGGTTTATAAACTGATAGAGGCGATTACTCAGTATGTAATGTGCCAGAAATTTGGTTTAGAACTTGAGAATCCCCTTTTTCCAATGCGTTTTCGTAATATTACTTCCAGTGATCTTGCCAGAGCAGGGTTTCAGGTTTACGCTTTGGATTTTTGGGGGTCTTATAACACGACGTATGCTGATCCGGAGGATAAGGACATTGGGCAACTTAATAGTATACTCAATCAATATTGGTTGATGCCTGGCGATTCGACAAGTATGCCGACAAGAGCTGAAGACATTTTAACTGTGGGACCATAAAAATATGAGCACCGAACGAATACGTTTACCTGATGAAAAAATTAAAGGCGGAGCCTACATGGTGGTGACGCCATTAATTATGGCTACGGCCGGGCCTCAGGGCGTGCCAGGAATGACTGGTGTTCAGGGTGTAACAGGTCTTTATGTTCCTTCGGGAATCCCTGGTGAAACAGGATTGCAAGGGGCACAAGGTGTGCAGGGTGATCAAGGTCTTATTGGCTCCACAGGAATAATAGGTCGTACAGGTATCGCGGGTGGAACTGGAATTAGTGGTGGTGCAGGTGGTAGCGGGGCGACGGGTATTCAGGGTATTACAGGTCTGCGTGGGAATACGGGATTGCAAGGTGTAACAGGATTCTACGGGCAGACTGGAATACAGGGTATTATTGGAAATCTCGGCCACACCGGTATCCAAGGTCTTGTGGGTCAGACTGGTATCCAGGGCTTGGGTCTAACTGGTTTGCAAGGATTGACCGGACTCCAAGGGCCGGGTATAATATCCGGCACTACTAATGCCCTTGCTAAGTTTACGGCCACTACGGTGCTTGGTGACTCGTCTGTTTCAGACAACGGAACTATCATCCAACTCAATAATAATGTTTACGCGAACGGGATACTATCTATATCTGGCAGCCCGTTGCCGCAGGGTATTTTTAATGTCTTTAAAGACTCAACTAACGCCCTCGTGGCGGGTGTCCGAAAAAGTTGTGGCAATCATGAGATTGGAACTGGTTGGCTGGAGAATACAACGAATTTTAATATCGAGTTGACCGGAAATGGCAAACTTGATTCAAGCGGAGTTTTAAATATTCTGCCGGAATTGACTTTAGATTCTGGCGATGCAAACAGAGTATGGCTTGGAAAAATTGAGCTCAGTGCTGTCGATGCAACCAATTCCGTTTCTGGTTTTGGTATTGTTGAATGTGGTGGTGCATTTACTGCCGGTGGTGTAGCAGGAGTACAAACCTTAGCTTTGCCGGTTTATTCGGGTTCTACCATTGCAATTACAGATTCGGGCGGGGCTATATGTGTGGTTGTCAATAGTAATCCATCAGCGACTACAAGTTCGTCCATCAAAATTAAAAATAATTTTGATGGTGTAGCTATTTTAACTTATGCATTCCGTGGTTGTTTATGTGACCCAGCAACCATACCAGTATAATTATGCGTCAAAAAGTAATCTCATTTTTGTATGATGAGGACAAAGATCTTGACATATACAGAGGCCTATATGAGCAGGTTTTGGCTTTACGTAAGATACCTGATTGGATTGACCATGAGGTCATCACAAAAAGGATATTGCCAAACAGGGGATATGGTTATCGGACGCAGTCAGATATCGATCGCATAGCATATTTACAGATGCATCCAACTGCCTGGTACATTGATGCAGATGTAATACCTGATTTTGATCGGATGATTAATTTTAAAATGAATCCTGGTTTTGTGTATATGTCCCGGCCCGGCCAGTTTGATTTTTGGGCGATTCTCGGAAATGGTTGTCAGAGTTATTTTGATTTCTTGATGAATTATTATGAGTCAAAGGACAAAAATCCAAGGCCTTTGTGGCCGCATAAAATTATCAACAACGAACTGATCTATGAAACAAAGCCTGTACCAAGAGAGTTTTTCAAGCATCTTCAGCTGAATGGTACAGGAAGATTGGCGATGGAGTCTGGCTTTAAAATATCTGGGCTGGGTTATCAGGTGCAATATAGAGACAAAAAATGGATGTTGAACATAAATTAACAAGGAGATAGATTATGGCATCACCTTCGATTCAGTTTTCCACTATTCCCTCGAATGTGCGGAAACCCGGTGTTTACTTTGAGGAGAACGTCTCCAATGCTATCCAGGGGCTGGCACCTGCAAATGACAAGGTATGCCTTATTGCTCAGATGCTTGCCACGGGTACTGTTGCAGCAAAAACACCGACCAAAGTGTTTTCCGATGCCGATGCTCAGCTTTATTTCGGAGCAGGGTCGGTCGCGCATCTTGCCGCACGTAATGCAATCATAGCCAATACTAATATCGATCTCACGGTTGTAGGTGTATCGGATCTTGGCGGTGCTGTGCAAGCAACAGGCAGTATTACAGTTGGATCAGTGCCGTCTACGGGTGGAACGTTATATGTATGGATTGGCGATGTCATGGGCACGATATCCTATAAGGGTACTGATGTGGCTACTGACATTGCCACGGCTATCGAAACGGCGCTTCTACCCTATAGCAATTTGCTTCCTGTTACTATGTCTCCATCCAGCAATGTGATTACTTTCACGGCAAAAAATGGCGGCACGGTTGGCAATATGATTTCTATCAGTACCAGTGACGCCAATGGTATCACATGGCTTACCACAGCGGCAATGTCGGCCGGAGCAGGTGATCCTGATGTCGGAGTATACAGCTCGGCTGGAACAGTCCTTGCCTCGGTTACTGCAGGCGGATACACAATTTTTATCAATACTATACCGAACACGGCAGGAAGTTACGACAGCGCGACCAAAGTCATGAACATGGTCGAGTTCGTCAGTGGTCCGCTTGAACAGCGACCAGCGATACAGGTTCTTTCAATGACCGAAATGAATGACACCTACGCCAATGCCAAGATTCTGGCCGGGACCAACCTTAATCATGGTCGCACGACTTTGACCTGGTTGGATTATACTTCAGACAATCTGGCCAAGACGGAATATTTCAAAATCGCAGGCGGATACGCGGGCGTGCTCGCATCCAGCAATGATCCTGCAGTACCGTACGATGGGCTGGTTATTACAGCCGTTGCTCCTCCCGCGGTTATTGACAGGCTCACCAGGACAGAGCAAGAAGACTTGCTTAATAATGGCGTAACCCCGCTTTACGTCGTACCTGGGGAACAGGTTGCGGTTGTACGCGCAGTGAGCACGTATATCACCAATAGCCTGTCTATTCCGGACCCGACCTTGCTGGACATCAATACCATTCGCACTCTGGATTATGTCCGAGCTCAGATCAGGACTCGATTGTCTCTGCGGTTTGCCAGGACTAAACTCAGTCCTCGCATTCTTAAGAGCATCAAGTCGGAAGTTATCGACGTGCTGTATTTGCTCCAGGGTCTGGAGATAGTCCAAAACGTCGACACATATAAAGCGGGTGTCATCGTTGAAGTCGATAATAGCGATGCCACTCGGGCGGACGTCAAAATCCCGAGTAATATCGTCAGTGGCTTGCACGTAATTGCGGGCGTCATCGTATTGGTTCTTTAGTCAATTAACAAAGGAGATATAGTATGGCATTATACGTTTCACGTCTGTCACTTGAGGTCAACGGGCAGGTTGTCACGGACTTCAAAGGCTTTACAGAAAAAGCTCGAGTCCTGCGTAAAAAAGTAAATCTTATGTATCGTAGTGGGACAGCTGATTTAACTCAGCGGTACGAAGTGGAAGTTGATTATGTCGTACCGCAGATCAACCCTTTTGACTTTGACACTGTCCAGGGCGGAACGCTCGTCGTCGAATACGATAGTGGAGAGCGTACTGCGTTTGGTGGAGTGGCCACGGCCGAGGTGGGTGATGCATCGGTAGACGGAGAAAATGAACTCGTGAAGAAGATTCGGCTCATCTGCGAATCGCGTAATGGTAATACTGGCGCTTCCGCAACGCCTATCTAATTTTCCCTATTTTTGTGGGGATTGAATTATCTAATAAACTGCTGAGCCGAAAGTCGATCGCCCTTTTCGAGGAGGGTAGTTGACTTTCGGTTATCGGCATCCTCGAAAGGTTGTTATGTCGGGTCTCTTAGATCGTTTAAGGTTAGGCACCAGCAATATAAAACTGGTGAAATGGCCAGGATCTGACGTACAGGTTACGATCAGGATACTCAGTCAGCAGGATATACAGGAAGCGCATTTTGCAACAGAGCGATTATTCAAAGTCGGTAAAATTGAAACTAACTTGATGACCGCGGATGAATATGAAAATGAAAAATCCACTCAAATTCTTTTTCGAAGTTTACGAAATCCTGAAAACCTGGAAGAGCCGATTTGTAAAACTATTGAAGAGTTTCGTCGATCGATTACCAGGGAAGAAAAAAAGCAGTTGATCGAAGAATACCTCGGTTTTGAAAGTGAATGTAGTCCCTCACCGGACAATCTGTCGGATGATGAGTTCGATAAAGTGCTGTCCGATTTAAAAAAAAAGCCAGCAGAGACACTTGGGAACATTACAAGTATGTCCATGCTGAAAAAGCTTTTGCTTACTATGGCCTCCCCGCTTGCCGAATTACCACGGGACAATGGTTAGTACTGCTGGCCGTGGACAGAGCAGTATCCGAACGTAAAAATAATCCAGAGCGCATTCCTGTTTTGAGGCAAAAGTAAATGGCTACCGACCGCGAACTATCCATACGCCTGCACGCAATAAATAATCTGCTCCCTGGTCTGGGATCAGCCGAGAAATCTATTAAGTTGTTCGTGGGTAAATCCACCAGTCATTTCAAAGGGTTGAAGATGGCTGCTGCCGCGGCCGTGGGTATCACTGCTGCTGCTATGTTTGCTATGGGTAAAAGAGTAGTAGATCTTGACGCTAAAATGGTCAGGCTAAAAATCAATTCAGGCCTGTCTTCAAAAGAGATGTTGCAGTTCAAGGATCAAATTCTAAACACGGGTATAGCCACTGGTAATACCGGTGATGACATGGCTGATTTGGCTACGGCTGCATTACATGGGTCCAATAATATAGACTTTGTCAAAAATAATCTGGTCCTATTGGCTAAAGTTATGAATGCTACAGGTGCCAGTGCTGAAGACGTAGGTAACAGCATGGGCGAGGCATTTAAAAAAGCTGGCATGTCGTCAGAAGAATTTAAGACAATGATGGAAACGCTTTATTCCGTATCCCAGGCCACGGGCCGGGAGCAGAGTCTCAAGGAATTTTTTCCAAGCATGCCTAAGATGATTGAAACGTTTAAAGTTTTACATCCTCAGGCATCTTTAAAGGAGATTACCGACTACCTTGCTCAGGGTATATTCTCTGACAATCCTGAAGCATTAAATAAAGCTATGGGTAAGATGATGATGGGTGTTGATTTAAATGTGGTAAAAAATAAATTGGGTATCAAAGGGACATCATTTGAAGAGATTATGGGCGGGCTTAATAAAAAGGCCCCGGGCAATTCACAGGATGCCGTCAATAAGCGCCTGCGTCTGATGAAAGAACTCTTCGGCAAAGGTGCGATAGAAGTAGCTAAACTTTATGATAATTGGGACAAATTACGCAGGGCTTTACAGAGCCCGGACATGGAAAAATTAAATAGAGCTTCAGAAGAAAAAAAGAATTCAATATCTGGCCAGATGGCCTCTTTGGGAGCAGCCTTTGATAAAATATCGGGCGTGATAATGGGCCCGGCATTGGCGGCTTTTTTTGAGGAAATTAAAAAAGCAGGCAAGGATGTGGATGTGCAAGCTCTTATTGATGAGTTTGTAGTACTGGGTAAAGCCCTTGCGGATACGATAGGCTATCTTGCTGCGTTGCCGGGAAATCTTGAAAAAGTGGGAGCCGCAATTAGTCGTTTTGTGGGTAATCAGGATTATAAAGATTTGGTGCGAGGTCGTGAGAAATTTGGGTATGGCCCGATGGAAATAATAGATCCTAATGCACTTAAAATGCCAGAGGCTAAGCCTATAAACGCATCTATTCCGGGGGCTCCCACGCAGATTTCGGTAGTGGCTCAATTTCCTGGTTTGCCTGCCGTAGAGGCGAAGACGGTTACGGCTCGAAAGACCGGGTCGCAAATGACTATAGGGAGTTGGGATGTTGTTCCTAATCCACTCAATTTTAAACCAGCTGGGTTTTAGTAAATGGGAGTAGGCTAATGGATATTATATCCGCAACACTCGACAATTTTGAATTGAACCTTTTGTCAATCAATGATACCGTTGATATGGCTCTTGTCGAGCATGAATTTATCAATACGGATGGTGCCTATATTCAGCATATGGGCAACCACGCAAAGACAATTAATTTTCAGTGTTATTTCTATGGTGCGGATCCTGATATCGGGTCTATTAAAAGGGCATCGTATAAAAATCATTATGATTTTATCAACGCCATGACGGATTCTGTGACTGCACCAAGGCATAAATTAAAGCATCCGCAATATGGTTTGATTACAGTATATGTTTCTTCGATAGCGATATTTCACGATGACACGCAGCAATTTGCCACTATTGATTTATCACTTATCGAAGCTGATATCCAGAAAACGGTTTTTGACACCAATGAGGTGTTTCAAAATGTCGATGGTCAGAATATCGAATTGATCAATTCAAATCTTATTGCGGCCAGTAATACCATGCAGTCTGCTGGACATAGTACATTGCTGGGAAAAATCATTGATCCTGCACAGAAACTGGCCAGTCAATTCGCGTCTGTCACCCAGGCGACCAGGATTTTTCTTAATGAATGCGACAAAAATCTTGACACGCTGGATAGTTTTTTGGCGGATGTGACTGCACCAGTTACAGCGATAGAACAAGCCGTGAATTTTATATCGGATGTTCCTTCCAGAATTCTCGGGTCGATGAACTCTGCATGCAATAGAATCATAACGGCATTTGCCGATGTTAGCAATTTGCCTGTCCAGTTCACGAACAATGTTATTCTCAACTGTCAAAATATTTATAATACTTTCTCGCTGGCAGGACCAAATTCTTTATTCTTTCAAACACATTTTATGGCCATAACGGCTGGCGCAATAGCCAATACATCTTGCAAATTTATTCAAACTGATGCAGAACGGCAGGCGATGGAGAAGGCCAAGGAGTTGCTTAATCCGTTCGATCCGACAGGACGCAGGATCAATATCGTTCAATTTAATCCGATCATGACCACCAATGAACTCAATTTTCTATTGTCAATAACAAGGACTTATATCCAGAAGGCTTTGATACTGGATAGAAGCAATCAGGCATTAAAGGACATGGCGGCGTCTTTGATAAATATCAGCAGCATTGATCGAATGACTATAAAATCAATGACGGTGAATAGTATTCCGATGCATATGCTTTGTTTGCAGTTAGGGTTGCCGTATAATGCAGCGGACAGGATGCTGGCGCTCAATCCACAGATCAAGAATCCTAATTTTTGTGAAGGTGTGATGAATGTCTTCGTCAAATAAAGATGAAGTAAAATTTTTCATTGGACAGACGGATCTTTCAGATAACCTGAAATCCTTTTCGTTGCGCTATGATATGTTGTCTGGGGCTTCGTCCTTTGATGCGGAATTGAATGTGCGTCTGGATATCAGGTTATCGGATGCTCCCCGTGTATTTTGGTGGCGTATTAATGGTCAGCCTGTCATGGGCGGATACATCGATCGCGTGGACCGGGCGTACTCGAAGAATGATTATTCTTTACGGCTTTCTGGACGGGATATGATGCAGGTTCTTATCGATAACTATGTATTAAAGTTTGCAACATATACCAATATCGGTATCAAGGAACTGATCAGAACAATTTTTAATTTGAGCGTATCAGTACAATCGTTAAAATCGGGTGCAGTAAAAATGGAGAAGGGGCTGTATCTGCTGCCCTTGGAATTTGTGTATACCGCCGCGGCAGAAAAAAAGATCAAAGATTTCAAATATTTATCGATAAAAACCAATCCAGGAGAAACATTATTTAATTCTATTTCGAAAATATGCAATCAAATCGGTCTGTTTTTATATAATCTTCCTGGAACGGATATCATTTTCATTCATGCCGTGAACTCTCCCGAAGACGACCAAATCGGGTATGACATCAAAGGTAATCCTACTACAGATTATTACACAATATCGGACAATGCTTTGTCCTGTGACTTTACAGAAGATATTACGCGCTACTATAAATATATCAAGATTATAGGGAATGCACAGAAGGAAGAAGGATTATCAGGCAAAATCGACGCTATCCTGGGCACGTCCGGACCACAGTGGATTAAACTCGAAAAGATTGAATCCATCTCGACGGCTAAAACAAAAATTACGTTATCTGATCTTGATTTGGGCTACCAGGGTGCGACAAAATTTTTAGTTTCTGAGGTTTCAGATATAGACGTCAACACCTGGAAAACGAAAGGCAATGATATTATAGATAATATACTCGCTCAACAGAAACGCGCGCTTTTTTCTTTGCGGTATAAAGTTCCCGATTTTAGTCCTGAGGGTTCACAGGCTCCTTATTTTTATAACCGTGTAGTTTCAGTAACGGATGGTTATCTCGGGTACAAAAATACAAAATTTCAATTGGTGGGTGTCGAGTTTAATGGTAGTAAAGATGGTGGATACACGACTGATCTTACACTGTCCGTCCCATCGACAGCAGATATAAATACGCGAACAGGGCCTTTCAAATGATAAACTTTATTCGAGCTTTAATAAAAACTCTGACCGGAACCGGAGACCGTTATTATACCGGAACAGGCCGGCCGGATGAAACTACAACCGGCAAGATGTATCAGCATTATGGATTTAGATCGGTGCCGATTGAGAATTGCGAATTGATGACGGTACAGTATGGTAATAACAATGTGTCAATAGCGGAAAATGATGGGAACCTTCTTTCCACCAGTCTGGTAACTGGAGATACGGCAGTTTACAGTGTCCATGGTACTAAATCGAATATAATAGCTTTACATGCAGATCAATTAAATATTCAATCAGATACACTTATTACAATACGAATCAGGGATAAAACTAAAAGCGTAGTTATAGGCTATATTCCGGACACTCCAGGGCCTCTGGATGTTTCTCCTATGTCGCTGGTAACTGTGAATTTTGTCAATGCCGGATATAATCTGCACACGCACGGGTCTGTGGCCAGCCCTACGGTACCGATAACGGGTGTACCAATCACGCCACCCGAAATTCCAACAGCGCCGTGGAATACGACATATACAGGAGCTAATTTATGGACTTTAAAGTAGACACCACCAATGGATTTGGAGTCATGACGTTTGTCAAAAATACGGACATCCGTACTGATATTTATAATTCACTGGCCACACGGCAAGGCGATTTTTTTCAGAATACGGAATTTGGAAGTCAAATTTATAAAATAAAAAAAGTTACGGATTCCAATCTCGTGCTTGCCAAGCAGTATGTCGAATTGGCATTGCAGTGGTTAATCCAAACCGGTAAAGCATCACAAATTTCGGTTATAGTTGAAAAAGATACTGCGCATTATGATCAAATAGATATTAAGATTACCGTTGTGCAAACAAACGGAATTGTACTTTTTTATCAACAGTTTAATGATGTGCGGTCAGGGAAAATTGTTTGGACGTCCGTTGGCGGACCATCTACAACCTGGGTACCTGTTTAAAAAGGAACTATTATGGCTAACCTGTTTTTGAAAAACTATGACGATTTGCTGACCGAGATTCTCACGGATTTTAAAAATCTCGATAGTGCTCCCGATGTCAGCCAGGGGTCTATAACCTTTATCAAAGGTGCCTGTCTCGCAAGTGCGCTATGGGGATTGTATCGATATCAGGATTATCTAAGCAGGCAAATTTTTCCCGATTCGGCCGATACAGATAACCTTAATCACTGGGCCAGCATATTTGGCATTGCAAGAATCACTGATGAAGCTGATGTAGACTTCGCGCAACGCATCCTGGGGTTCCTCCAGAGTCCGCCCGCGGGCGGGACAGCCCAGGATTATATCAATTGGGCACTGGCAAGCGTACCCGCGCCTGGAATACCTGCAAACAGGGCTGAGTCTTTTTCCCCCGGCGTAGTTAATATCGGCACGAACAAAATAACTTTGGACGGAGTATTGAATAAATATGGTTGGGTAAATGATGATCCGGTTAATTTTTCTACGACTGGTACTTTGCCTTCAGGTCTTGCCGGGGGTGGGACTTTTTATGCTATAAAATCATCGGCCACGGAAATACAAGTATCTGCCACGTCGGGTGGTGTTGCTATAGCTTTAGGCACTCAGGGTACAGGTATGCATACGATTACTCATGCAACTCAAGCGGCCGACCCGAATATTTTTTATATCCGGGATGCCATTTGCGTAACGCCTAATGACACTATCAGCCCGACGTCTCCCGGTACTGTTAATATTGTAATTGTACCCTCAGATGAATCAATTGTTAATCCTTTGGACAGTTATTACGCGGCAACCTGGACATTATCAGAGATAGCACGAATCTATATCGATAGTAAAAGACCGGTTACGGCATATGCTAATCTTGTTTCGATAGAAACCATTGTACAATATGCAATCGCCATCAATGCGGGGCCGTTAGATTGTCCTGTTGCGCAAATGCAGACAGACGTGCAGTCTTATGTCAACAGTCTGGATCCTGGACAGCCTTTGTATGAGTCTCAGCTTGTCGCCATATGTTTGCGGGACGGGGCAACCCATGCGGAAGTAACATCACCAACATTTGTTGCCGGTAAGATTACTCCGGCTTATTCATACGAAGCAATTCGATATTCGACAGTTTCGATTACTCCCGAGGTATAAATATGTCTTTAGTCAATCCTGTTAACTTTACCATTTTTAATCAGGCGATTCCAACGGGGCAACTGCCGATTGTCGAGATAACATCGGATGCAATGGCGTATGGGACAGTAGTTTATGATCTGCCTATTCCCACGGCTACTACACTTACGGCAAATGTTTATCGCGTGGCGGCACCGACATCAGCTGAGGATCGTTGGGCCCGCATTCAGCCCGACTTGCTGCCAGGATTTCCAAATTGTTTGTACTTTACCTATAAACAGCTTTACGGTGATCAGTGGCAAATCGATTGGCAATTTACTCCTGTCGAACTTACGCCTGTCTATAATCTTGATGCCTACAGTATAGAGTTTTTTATTAACTCGTCGATACTTGCGGCTACGCCTCAGGCCACAGCCAAGATTATCGTTAAGATAAAAAATTCCATCGACTATACTGGACAAACGGGTATTCAGGGTTTTACAGGATTGGATAGTGTTTATCGTGGTGAAACGGGGGTATCCGGGGTTACAGGTTTGCAAGGTATCACTGGTCTCCACAATATGGTGGGCTCAACGGGTATTTGTGGAGTTACGGGTTTACAAGGCGTCACTGGTCTGCAGGGGCGAACAGGTATACAGGGATTGGTTGGTGGTACGGGTATATCAGGCGAAACAGGTATCCGAGGCATGACAGGGATACGAGGATTACAGGGTTTAACGGGCGTCTATGGTAATACAGGTATTCAGGGTAGTACGGGTATCAAAGGTACCACAGGCATCAAAGGTACCACAGGAATTGAGGGTAACACAGGTATCCAAGGTGGTACAGGAATAAAAGGTTCGACAGGTATCAAAGGTTCGACAGGTATTGAAGGCAATACAGGCATACAAGGCCAAACAGGCATACGCGGAAAGACAGGTATAGAAGGTATTACGGGTTTACAAGGGCCGACAGGTATTCAAG